CCTTTACCTAATAATTTTTCTGCTCCATCCTCGTCGATCATAACCCGTGAGTCTACACCCTTGGACATTCTAAACACGACTTTTACCGGAAAGTTTGTTTTGACGTCCCCATCAATTACCTTGGTGCTTGCTCTTTGAGTAGCGATAATCAAGTGTATACCGCACGCACGGCCTTTTTGGGCCAATAATTTGATATTGTTGTCGACTTTTTCTCTAAACTTAAGATCGGCATACTCGTCAATCACTACAAATTTATAGGTCATTGTAGTCTCCGAAATGTTCTTAACCTTTAGTTTCTTCATCTGCGAATATCTTTGCTCCATCAAGGCTACTAGATTTTCCAAAGAGGCCGCAATACCGTCGTGGCTATGCTTGTACTCCTCGACACTTTCCTCGTACTGGTTTAATTCAACCTGTTTTGGATCGAATAAATGAAGATCTACATTCCTAATATCAAGCAATTGTTTGATTAAAGAATGAAGAAAAACAGACTTACCAGAGCCAGAACTACCAGCAACTAGGATATGCGGAGCCTCACGAACGTCAAAGGTTCTGACTCCCTGCATAGACTGGCCGATAATAAGATTAAAGGTTTTATCGTGTTCTGGGAGCGCTGGAAACACACGGTCCTTTTTAGGTATCTCAAAACCTACCATATTTGTATTCGCAATAGGCGCTAGGATGCGAATACCGCTCACACCCGTTACTTGTTCCACATCATCCACGAAATTGCGAACCTTGCTCATTTTTACGCCAATAGAGGGATTGTAGCGGTATAGATCAACCGATGAACCCTCAACTTTGGAGTCAAACTGGAGCATAATACCAAATTCCAGCAATTTAGTTTGTATTTTTTCTTCTGTTTTCATCTTTTCGTAATCAATTTTTTTAGCAGACACAAATTTTTCTTCGACGGCTTTCAATAGCTTGCGCATATTGCCAGCACTTTGTATCTCCTTTTTTAATAAATCGGTCAGAGTATCCACCTTGTGCTTTTTCATCAGCTTGGCAGTGTCCTCTTGAACATCCAAGTGATGGATATAGGATACGATGGCCACTTCATTGTCAAAAATGGCGTGGACGTTTGGAAAGTACACCATCTCACCGTTTAAGGCTCGGATTGTGTCCTCGTAAAAGCGGAAATAAAAGTCAAAGTACAAATCATTTTCAGCGAATATCATCTCGTAAGTCTTTACCTGTGGCCCACCGTCCTTGTTTTTAGTTCTCTTGATCTCCTCGAAAACACAAGAGTAAGGCTCCTCTCCAAATTTAGCGTATGCCAGTAAATAATACTCGACGGCCGCCAAGATCTTTGCTCCATCAATTTTATCCGGATCAGAGAAAGTGGAGACTAGCTTGTAATCGACAATCTTTAGTTTTCCGTCCTCCCGATCTATTCGGTCGATATATCCCTTAAGTTTAATTGGCAAGGTAAGTCTTTTACCTCTCCATTCTACGTCAATTTTCTCGATAATTTTATCTTCCGTACAGACCACAACATCCGGTCTATATGGTTTTTCCTTGACGTAAGAATTGAAAGCGAAAGCAAACACTTCCTGCGCCTTTTGCTTGTTTTCTATTGTTTTGGAATACTCGATAAAACCATCATTGTGCTGGGCCAAAAACTCCATCCCTGTTTTCAATCCGTATTGAATAGCCTCTGACTCGCTTGTGATCGCTACATCGTCACTACCCCCGTAATAAACCTCCATTGCTTTGTGGAAAGCCCTACCAAGGATAGACGAGATACCGCTTGTCGTTTCGATCACATCCCGATTGACGTATTTTATTTTGAACAAGATCGGATTTGTCGACAAAGAGACCATTGAGCTAGCCGATAGGTGTTCTACCGGAAAATCACTAGGATTGTCTGTCGTCTTTTGGCCACTCTGGACTTTCCATACCTTGGGAAGTATCAGTTTGGTTTTTATCTTCTTTGGTTTCTTTAGCTTTTTTGTTTTCATCTGGCGATTTGATTAAATTACCCATTGTTAAAGAGCTTGTTTCCTCCTTGGCAGGCTCCAGCCTGTCGGAGATTATGCTATCAGCATTATCAATTGCGAGGGCCTTATTAATGATCTCGTTTTTAGGCAAGAATTTTTGCTGTTGTTTTAGCACGGTCTTTTTCCACATATTCAATTCTGGATCGTTTGCGGAGTTCCAAGGTGAGAATTTTCCAGTAAGATCAAAAGACTTTGAAAACTTTTTGGCGTGATCCAAGATGTCTTTAGCGTTCATATACTTCACGTTATCGACACCTCTAAAAGTCACACGGACGTAAGCACCGATCGGTTCTCCACGTTCCGAGCTAGATTTGGTTAGATCTATTTCGTGTCTCAATTCTCCATTGATAAAGCTAGTTTTGTCTCCCTTTCGGACGATGTCTGATGTAATTCTCTCAATACCGGCTTGGTAGAAAAGAGTCACAAAGCCTTGATAACCAATTTGCAATTGAGCAAGCATTGTCCCCTTGATTGAATAGGGGATGACGTATGCCTCGCCCGATATTTGGGACGGCATAAATCCGAGCTGGGCCATTGTCATATAAGAATTGACCAAAGACTCTCTCGTACATTCGAGCAGTTTTGGGTTTCTTTGTATGTCGGCCACAATTGAACTGATGAACTTACCGGCTTTTTTGTCGTCGCCGAGAAAGTTTGTGATTTGTTTCTTGTAGACCGTATTAAGATCTAGGCCAAATCTCTGTAAAGGTGATAGCGCTAGTGTCTTGTTTTGTTCTGACATTATGATATACTTAGGTTACTATTCTGGTAAATTGTTCGAGAAAAGTGCCTTAAAGGGGCATTTTTCTTTATTTTTGGCCATTCTTTTGGGCCTTGCGATAGTTTTTCCATCTCTTGGCTACCATTTTTTTGTAATGATCCGGTCCGTACTTTTTAAAAGTGGCCGCACCACCAAGTTTTGAAAGCTGTTTTTGAGTGATTATTTTCTTTTTCATCTTCATTGTTTTTTAATGAATAAAATCGACCTGCCAATATTATATCGTTCCGGCTGTAAGAAAGTCAACTGCCAGCAGTATGGCTACAAACAAGACTTTTCTTGAGTTATCCACAGTGCTATAATTGACCTATGCTAGTTTCCGAATATTTAAAAACAAATCCACGACAAGATCGAAAATCAAAATATGGAAATTTAAAAACCGAGTATGACGGTTACGTTTATATGAGCAAAAAAGAGGCAAACTACGCCCAGCAATTGGACTACTTAAAAAAAGCAAAGGATCCTAGAGACAAAGTGATTAGTTTTGAAAGGCAAGTACCTTTTCAAATTATTTTAAACGGTGTAAAAATATGTAAATATATGGCTGATTTTAAGGTTATTTTTGGGGATGGCCATATTGAAATAATAGACGTAAAAGGCGTTCGGACTCAAACCTATAGACTGAAAAAAAAGTTAGTGGAGGCTCAATACGGAATTGTGATAAAAGAAGTATAAAAGGTAAACCAGCCGGTATTGCACGGCTGGTTACTTTCTCCTTGATCCACGATCAATTTCTTGGCACGACCACTAGCTTGTAAGCTGGGTCTAGCCAAGTGTTATTTAACTGATCGGCCACTGCTGACGGATGTGGATTTGGAAACAAGAAGTGAAAAGCATCGTGCAATTTCTTCTCGACTCTCACGACATTTGGTATACCTTGTATCCTCCCGTTTCCTCCTCCTTGGCTTTTAGCCCTGCGGTGGTGCCGGTTTTTCATACCTCTCCTTTCTGTGTTTTTCTGCAAAATCTCTAGCCCCTCCAGACTCGACATAGAACATCAAGGCCTCGTCTGTATCCTTTGGACTCCTCTGGTATTTAAGCCAGAAAAAGTAAAAGTTTACGGGCGACCGTGCCTCGTCAACCTGCATAGCGTTCCAAGTTTTGACATCCATTATGGACCTCCTAATAAAGAACAATGACGATTTATTGGGGATAAATTACGTTGGTAGGCTAGCTACCCTCGGACAAAAGTTAAAAACTTTTAGTATCCCCATTGGTGTAAAACACCCCCAGCAAATCACCATCTACCCAGTCATTATAGCATATTTTTGCCATCAAAAAAAGCGTGGCTTAAAACTAAATGTTTGTTCCTCGCTCTTTTGACCGTATTAAATCAGGCGAAAAAATACGGGTTATTATTTTCCTAACAAACCTATCGTTGTATTACTTCTCCCCCTATACGAGTTTTGAAGTCTCTGACGGAAAGGCGAGTTAAGATTTAAAACTATTCCATTTGTCAAACGCTAATATGATCCCGACCAAGCTACCGTACATCAAAGAAAGAAGAAGAATATGCTGGATCTCCACACTGTCAATTGTTTCTTTTGGCACGGCAATTATTACCAGTAAAAATAGAGCCACAACTCCAGCCGTCGTACCTTTAAAAAATCTTTTCATCGTGGATCTAACTCTTAAATTTGGTATAGCTCTCTCTGAAAATGTTTTTTCGTATTTCATTTTATTATAAACCCATTAATTTATGGACCTTTGATCTTGAACTCAATCCAAAATAACCAGTGGCCACAGACAAACCAAGTGGAGTCAAAATCTCATCCCTAAATGCTAGTTGAAAGGCTTTTACGGCCGATCTGGTATATCCTCCAAAATATCCGGTACTTTCTGGATAGGTAAAATAACCAAGCTCCCTAAGCGCATCTTGGAGCTTTACCACATCCTCGCCGGTATGACCGACAGTAAGATCACGTTTAAATTCGTATTTGAAAGAAATTTTTGGAGCTACAGGCTCGTTTGTCGGATTTGGTAGAGTCAACCAATAAAGACCCATAACCACACGTCTTTTTACCCAGTCCTCACTAATATGGCGGTAAACACGGCCACCAAAATGGGAGCTGTCTTTTATGATAAAATATTTTTTCTTTTTATAGGTGTAGCCAGAATTTGGCAAAATTGTGACAAGGTGACGGACGTATGCTTTTTCTAGTGTAAGTGTTTCATCCAAAACTTCCGGTATTTCTTTTGACCATTCTGCTTGAGAACCCCAAACAAATAGGGTAGCGGGTAAGCCAAGGCCATTACACACCGCTACAAAGGCATCAATATTTAAAGTGGTGATACCAAAATGCGCACCACCTCTAAATTGTGCGGCCTCTTTTTTCATCGCATCAGTAATTACGACAGCATTTACTTTTTCCTCGGTACCTTGAATTGGTAAAGTAGAGTCCAAAGGAGTACCGATATTCGAGCCGATTTCTCCAAGGTTATAAACATACATTCCCTCTTTATCGAAGTTTGAACGAAGTCTATAAATAAAGGATGAAGATAGTCTTTTGAAAGGACGGCCCTCGACTACCTCGTGTTGGCCCAAGGTCTCGGCTCCTGCGTTAGCCGCACAGGAGCTTTCACCTTTCTGATTTCTTTCCGGATATAGGCCGATCACTTTTACAGCCTTGGCCCTAGTAAGATATTTTACTTCTGTAGAGCTTGCCACAATTTCACGACTATCAAAATCTTTTTCTTTCGCCTCGGTCGTTCGATTGTCGATCAACACTTGGTGAGACTTTTTTTCCATAGGATAATTATATTATTAAACTAATAAAGTGTCTATAGACTTTTCAACCTATATAATAATTCCGGTGTTACGATCTGATCTTCAACAAGACCCTGCTTAAACTTCTTAAATTCCTCGGCCGTCATATCTTCTTCAATGGCCTTAAGAACCTCTAGCTTTTGATTGTTTGAAGTGGCACTTATGATTACAGACACCCTAGGATCGTCATTTAGGCCTCTCTTTAGCGATCTTTTAAACTTTGTGACTAGGTTATCGGCATAGATCTTTTCCTCCTCATTTTCGGGCAATTTACCGCCCAAAGCCTCCATAACTAGATCTTTCCTATATTTTGATACTGCGAATATGGTGGCTTTATCCTCACGAGCTTGTTTGACGTATTTAGCGATTAGCTCCCTGTCTTTTAGAGTCTGTTTTGCGCCCTCCTGTTTTGCCTCTTGTGAGATTTCATTTAATTGCTCTTGCTGTCCGTAATTAGAAACTTTGAATAAGCTAGAGAACCAAGGAGTCACCTGCAAAGCTGTTTCCAAGCCGGTATTTTTTGAAGTATCGTATGTCGCAAATTTGGTAAAGCCTAGATTGTTTGTAGTCCACTGGGCCATTTTCTTAAGTGATGCACCTCCGCCAGCCAAGAAAGTAGTATCGTCAATCACGTTTCTTCCTCGGAAATTATCGTAAGGATTTTTTCCAGACAAATATTGTTCCCAAGCAATCGCAAGACTGATTGCCGGCGTGACTGACGGTAATTGTCCGGCACCTAGAGCAAAGATATCTTGCAAGTCTTTTGTGTCTCCACCATCCTTAATTGAGTTTGCCATCTTCCAGAAAGCGGAAGAAAGTAGACGACCAGTTTCATCGTGTGGAATACGCATATAGACGGCCTTATCGTTATAGTAACCAAGTGGAATGATCAAGTAGTTTGTTTTGTCATACTCGGAAACATTATCGTAAAAGTCTTTTAATACGGTTCCGGCGGCACCAGCGCTGGCCAAGAACATCAAAAGTTTTGGCAAAAGATCCATTTTGACAGTCTTATACCAGTACCCAGATCGTGTATTTGGATCCGTCGCAATTCGGTAATCTGATTTTAGACCCTCTTTCATAATGTTAGAAAACACGAAAATAGCGTTTGTAGTTTGAGTCTGTAGACCTTTGACTTTATAGTTTGGTGTACCAGTGAAGTTTCTCAAATTATAAGCGAGTCCTTTTCCACTTTCACCACCAGCAATACGCACTTTGGCACCAGCGATTTTAGACACAATTTCAAAAGTATTTGCTACAAAGCGGATACCCTCTAGCACTTGGGCCACTGGTTTTAATAAAGTCTTTCTGACGGCCTCGGCCACTGCACCCGTATATGGCTCGTCTTTTTTAATCAAGCCGTACCTTTCCATTATTCGGCCCAGCTCATCTTCTCTTGGGTCGAAGTTGTAATCATTGACTGGAGCGTTTATGGCCTTGCTTTCTACCAGCGAACGAGTAAATTCATCAAGCTCGCCCTTGGCATATTTGATTGATTGAGGGAGGCTACTTGCGTAAGCCTTTAGCAAATTTCCAACGGTGGCACTAGGGATAATTTTATAATTTCTTTTGAAGTCTCTGATCGGGTTAAAAGCGGCCGCAAATCCTAGGTTGTAAGTAGTGACGACCGGCTTAAATAATTTATTGTTAAACTTGTCTAGCAAAGAGACTAGGATATTTGTGTTGCCGATTGGATCGTAAGTAAAGCTCTCGGCTATGTATGGGTCCACGTCGTAACTGTCCATTTTACCGTCTACCAAAACTTCGATTGAGCCTTTGCCTCTAGCTGGTTTGAATACAGAAAGACGGCCATCGGTGGTGATCCTTTTGGTCTTTGATATATCCTCTGGAAAATTCTCGGTTAATAACTTGATGGTACCGTTTTTAGCACGTTGGTAAGCGTTTAAACGGTTCAAGGCGACGGTCTTGAGTATGGTACTGATAAAAGGGTTAGCCACTTCTTTCAAGGTACCGACTTGGCCCTTTACGGTTGCTGGGATGTAGTCCTGCATATAATCAACAACTTGGAATGAGGCATAAGTATCTTTGTTTGGTTTGATTTTTGTCTCAAATAATTCTTTATTGTAGCTACCAACAGCCACCGCCTCCTCGACGGATTTAAATACTAGATCGTGGAAATACTGGGCCTTTTCTTTCAAAAGCTCAAAGTTTTGCTCGCCAACATTTTGTCTCAAAAACTCTAATTGTTTTCCGGCATTTTCTTTATTAAAGCCAAATGGATTAGCGATATCAGCACGATCATTTTGTATACGATTAAGCAAAAGATATTCTCCAAGATCGTCGATGATCATTCCGGCATCTTCGATAGGTTTGACGACGTTTCGATCTATATCTTCGACAAGCAAAAAGTTTTCGTTATCAATATATGATTGTTCCTGTAATAAATATTTAGGACTATTTTCATCAGAAAACACCACACCTTTTGCCTCCGCCTCTCTTTGTTTTTTCAAGATAGGGTAGTAAACATCATCTAATTGCTGGCGCAATCGTTCCCACAATGCCTTTTTATTTAAGTCTTTTTTATTGACAAAATCTGCTTGGATTGCTTCGGCTTTAGCAAAACCAGTTCGGATATCCTCCTTTCTAGCACTAAATAACTGCTCGCTTGTACCGTTCAAGAGTTCTTGTAATTCAAAGTAGCTAGCCTTTACTTCCGGCTTAAGATCCAAGGCTCCAAAAAATTCACGATAAAAGTTAGGTGCCATTTCCTCCAACATTCCGGGGGAGTTAAATAGCATTGAGATCGCATCGGCATATAGTTCGTTTGGTTTGTTACGATATTTTAGATAGGTCGGGCTAGAATTTACTTTGTCGTAAGGTCTCCAGTATTCTGAAACCCTAGAAAGCTCCGCCTTTATTGTAGAGTCTTTGATTGCCCCAGTCTCGTCAACAAGTTCGTTATATCTATTTTTTATATCTTCTTTCAAACTTTCCCGTATTGATTTTGTCGTAATATAATCACCGTATTTTATTCCTTTCTCGGCTAGAATTTGTTTAAGGGCGTCATTTCTTAGTTTGGATAGATCAATATTTTCTCCTGTACCTTTATTGAAAGTAGAGGACATAAATTTGCGCAAGCTAAATATTCTTCCAAGGAGGTTACCCCTTTTCATTGTTTTGTCTGGCAACCAGTCAACCAAGTGACCTATTTCGTGGGCCAAAAGTTTTGATAATTGTGCCTCATTTCCTTGCTTAAACTGATCAGCTCTTAAATAGATTTGACCCTCGGCTGGTTTAAAGTAACCGAGTTTGTCTCTCATTTTTTCTCTGATCTTTGGAGCGGCGCCAGTCAATTCTCGTGCGAGTCTGACTAATTCCGGCATCTCGATCGGCCTTATTTTATCCAAGGATCCAAGTTTGATCGGAGTACCATCACGGAATACACCAATGTCAGCATTATCAGCGCCACCAGTGTAAGCCAGTAGCTCATCAGTTTTTTCAGCTATTTTTTCGTATTCGCTGTAGAGTTTTTCGAGTTCTTCGTCTGTATAGCTTTCTCCTCTCTCAATGCTTTCAGCAACGATATCGCTAACTTCTTCTTTGGGTGTTTTTTCATATTGTTTTAAAATGTTATTTCTGATTTCGCTCGTATCAATACCAAGCTCCAAATCAAGATTGTCTAATAATAAATTATAAAATTCTCTTTGGGCTGGACGATTTCCCTCTGGGAATTTAATTGTATCAATGCTAGAAAAGTTTGGCATAATCTTTTCAAACAATTCTTTTGATCTATATTCTTCCGGCATCCACTTTGGAAAAGTAGAGGCTACACCAGTGACTTCACGGTCAGCGCCGTATCCTTTCATTAAGCGATAACCAGCCTCGGAAAGATCCATCTGAAGATAGATTTTTGATATTGCCTCCTCCGCCTTGTCTCCAAGGTTTTCATACTCTGATTTTAAGACAGCCGTTAGCTTTTCTATTTCCTCCTTATCTACTGGCTTTGCCTCTGGCCTTTTCTTTTTCGTTTCTACTTTTGGTCTATAAATATATTCTTCACCAAGTGGTTCGGTTTTATCATCCAAAACTTCTGACAACTTGACCTCTTTTTCTAATATCTTTCCGGTACCGGCATAATCCTTAGCCAATTGTTTGTTTGTTGTGACAAAATCTCCAGCGACAATTTCTTTTTGATTTTTATCAGCCCCTCTGTATATTTTTATAAGCTCGTTCGGTTGCTTGCCTAGTGTCTTGTCTAGTGTTGTTATGTTTGGACCAAGACTAGCTTTCGCTCTTTGATCTGGTCTATATTCCTCCATAATTCCCCTTTTTGATGGATTGACGGTGCTGATTACTTCTTTTTTTTGTGTATTTTGTTTTATTCCAGCACTCAACAACTCTGCATCCGTCGCTAATCTTATTTGATTTGCATAAAAGATATGATCCTGTTTATCGTTAAGCCCTTTAATTCTTAGATAACCAATATTGTCTCCAGACTTTTCACTATTACCGGATGTAACAATAGAAAGATTGCCGTCTCTATCAACGACATAATCACCAGTATTTACAACTAATTCAGTATCACTTAATTCTGCTGGTTCAAGGTTTTTTAAACTATTATCAATTTTTACTTTCTTGCCACTTAAACCATTCAAAATACTTTCGATAGCAGTGGCATCTTCCTCGGTACCACTTCTCTTTTGCACGTCCTTGGCCCAATTTTCTACCTCTCTTTTGGCCTCGGCAATTGCTTGTTTCTCGGTAGCATAAAGTTTGCTCTGATTAAAATCAGTATTAAGACCGTGACTCGGCGTGCTTGCTGTTATCTTTACGGCAAATTTGCCATCGCTATATTCGATTGTATCAATTTTTGCTAGTGTCGAGTTATCATCTCCTTTTATAAAAACGGCAGTGTCGCTCGCTACATTGTGGTACTGCTCTAGCGCCGACTGTAATTCTCCAAGCTGTGCTTGGTATTTTTGGACCTCAATAGGATTAGCTTTGACTCCCTTACTTTGTTTTAAAAGAGTTTCAATCTCGGTTCTTAATTCTGATGATGTCATCTCTGACGCTTTTTTAGTGGCCTCTGGCGCTGATGCTGGAGTCACTACGTTTTGTGGGCCGTTGTCCTTTACATTGAAAGGAATTTTTTTGTCTTTGACTACCTTTCCCTCTATCCAAGACTTCAAATTTTCGTACAAGCTCGGTTTGGTCTGAAATGCCTCTATATCGAGTTTTGTTAGTGTAGCTGGGTTACTTGCGCCAACCGCCCTCTCACTGGCCGTAATGCTTGATTTTGGCACAAATTGGACCCCATTAGCCGTGACTTTGAGTAATTGTGAGTCATCTTTAGGATTTTTGAACCAAAGAGTCTTTGATACCTGTGATTGATTGACTGCCGGATCATTTAGGGCCTTACTCAAATTTGGTGTGACTTCCATCTTTCCAACACTAGCAATGATCGGTTTAAAGAAAGTAAAAATAGGATAGGCAAAAGCTGTAAAGCCAGCAAATAGGCCAGCCGTCTCAATAACATTTTCAGCCACACTTTTTTTATTGTTCTGTATTAAACCGAATAATCCACCGGTACCAGCGCTTTTTAAAATTTCAGCTCCGTATCCGACAGTCCAAGGGCTTACGATGCTTTTTGTCTTTATAGCATTAAGCAAATTAGTACCCCCCGGAATTTTAGTTATTAAGTTTACCGCACCAGCCTCAATAAGTGGCTGGGCTACAGTCATTGTCACCACGTTACCAATTGCCTCGGCGATCTTTTGTTGTTTAGTTGCTGGATCTGGTAGATCTTCAAGTGACAAACCAGTTTCTTGGCCGGTTATAAAGTCTTTAGTTTTTTGGTATATGTCTAAATCGTTTCCAAAAGATAGCCCCCGACGAAAATACTCCATAGGATCAACCTTTTCTGGATTTTCTTGCATCAATTTTTTAGTAACCAAATTTCCTTGGTATGTAACAAAGTCGGCGCCGGATAATTGCTGTGTTTTTCTTTGGCTCTCGTCTATACCAAATTCTTTTTCCAAAAATTGGGGCAACACAACACGTCCAAGTCTGGCCCAAACACTATCCTCTTTTCTATTATCTTTAGGCGTCTGATATATCTCTGATCCAGCAAATTTGTCTGTAGGTGATGGTGTTTTCTCCTTGGCCACGTCCTCAACCTTGGAATTTGGCAAAGAAGATGAGCGTTCTAACAAAGATTGCAGGCCACTTGTTCGTGACGGCTGGGTTATCTTTGACTCGACTTCTTCATCTTTGGTCTTTTTGGCATTTAAGATTAGATCTTGTAGAGACATATTTTTATTTTAGTAACCTCCTAGACTTACTTTTTCTTTTGCAGTTAAACCATAATTATCTAAAACATCCGGATTTAAGTAGTCTCCGTATTGTGCAATAAATTCTGCTCGGCTTACCCCATCCTCGGCCGCATTTTTTACTAAAGTTTTAAAGCCTTTCGCTGTGAAATATCCACTTCCATCGGTATAAGGTGTGCCGTCAGCGTCCACTCTGTCAATCAACTGATTGATTATACCAAATGCTTTGGCTTTTTTCTCACCCTCTGTTTCGTTTCCTCCGCCAGTCGCACTTCCAAGGGTAATAGTCTTTGTGGATAGTGAACCGTCATCATTTCGGATGATCACGTCAGCATATTTTGTACCGTTGGACTCTCTTGTCGTCGTCGAAAGAATATCAGCTTTAGGATTAGAGTTTGTGACATTTTCGTAAAAGCCTTGTGGTAAACCAGCTTGAAGTTCAAGTTTAGAAATGTTTGCCTTTTGCGTTGCATCAGTTATGCCGTCTGATGGGATGTTGTTATAAATAATTTGTAGGTTGGCACGAGCATTATCAGTCTCTCTTTCAGCATCATCTTTCTCGGTATCAATAATACCTTTGGCCATATTCATTACCTGTAAGTTTTGAGAAAACTGTTTGTCGTAAGCATCAACGGCGTTAGAATAATCTTGCCCTGTATATTTCATAATCGTGTCAATCGCACTATACTTGGTCTGCAACTGTGATGTAATAGTCTGAATTGAATTATTTATAGCCGTCAATCTTTCTTGATCTTGTCTTTCTTCTTCTGAAACACGGCCAGCGATAACATTCATCGCCACTGGTTTAGCCTTTTCAGCATCCGTTCTCGCTTTGCTTATCGCCATTAGGTCACGGGCTTGGCCTTGTAGACTAGATAAATTAGTTTCGAGATCATTCACTCCTTGGTCCTCCCTTAATTTTTTATAGGTGTCTGCCAAATTGATTGTTTCTGGCTTATCACCAAGGCCTTTGGTTAAGGTGCTAGTGACTTGATTTACGATGTCAGAATACTTTGATGTTTTTGTTGGAACATCATTTTTCTTAGAGGCATTGTTAAAATCGGTATTTTGATTTTCGTTAATCTTTTCTGTCACGTTTGCAGGTGTAATTTGAGACACAGCACTTCCAGTATTGCTTTTACCTCTCAATGCGTTTAAAAGGGCGATGTTTTGGGTAGCGTAATTATCTGTCGTCTTTCCATAGTCAATACCGTACTCTTTACCAAGTTTCATACGAGCGGAAAGACTGCTGTCCTTTCCACTACTCTTTAGATAATCGACAATTGAATTAGGGTCTGATGCCATATGGTTATTTCTTTAGATTAAAAAATTGTATATCTAAAAATCCTCCACTCTTGGAGACGAATGACATACAAAGCCTTGATAAAAGCGGTGGTTTGGTTATCTTTTTTTCTGATCTAAAATTGACAATCAGTCTCTTTGAGATCTGGTATTTTTTGAGTAAGGCTTTTTCTTCCTCATTATATTTCTTGAGTCTGTTATCAAAATCCTCTTGAGGAGATACTTTTGCTGTTCTTTTCATATGATTATCTATAATTATACCACATTAATAAATTTAAGACTACTTTGTTTTATTTATAGCCTCTATTTTGGCGTCCAACTCTTTTATCGCACCAAGCATTATCGAAAGAAGTGCGGTAGTTTCTGCTCCATCTTGTGCCTGTACAATTTTTTCTTCTGTCCAAATTTTCTTCTTACCAGTTTTGGGATCACGATCTACTCTCCTCACCTTTTTTATTTTGTATGGCTTGTCGTTTTCGTCTCTTGGTAATTTTTTCCCTGTTTTTTTATCAAAAGCCTGTACATAAACGTGTTTTGGCATTGATCTGTAATCTAAACGGCGAGCGCCAGCCGGTGTTTTCTCTTTTGGATCGTCGTGTAGTTTTATGGCCTTTAGTGCCTCTATATCTGAAAGAATTGTACCATCTCGCATCTCTACACCCTCGTCATACCAGCCTAAACAGCCACGATCCACAAGTGTTTTGTAGTTTATTTCACCAAAATAATCAGACGAATCTCCTATGTCTTGGCTACCAGAACCATTAGCAAAAATATCCCCCATTAATAAAAGATTTTCTTCAAAAACTGCACCAGTGTCGGTGAAAAAGTATTTAATATCACCATCAAAAGCTAAACCCGTTATACCAGTATCGTCGGCATCGACAATAAAACTTCCATCTACTTGGCTGGATACGTCAACCACAATAAAGTCACTCGCACCAGCGAATGTACTTGCGGCGTAAATCTCACCAATTGAATCGCCATTCTCATCAAAAAACTCAATGCCGTCGTCTCCGCTTTCTACACGAACAGTGTCAGAACTGTCATAGAATTTAATGGTACTAGACGACATACGCACTCTCTTTCCAGAAGTACCAGTTTGGATAACGACACCTGTGATAGTACCAGAGGTCAGAGTACCAACATTGGCACTGATCGCCGACAAAGTGGAGACGTTTATTTTTGTTGCGGTTACGGCCCCAGCTTCAATTTTGCTTGCGGTTACGGCATCGGTAGCGATTTTACTTGCTACCACTGCATTGGCGATAATATTGTTAGTGGCTATAGCATTTGCACCGATGTAGGTGTTTGTTATATTTCCAGCTCCTATGTCGGTTAAGGCTCCACCCGTTGGTATAAAACCAGTCAAAGTAATAGAATCAGCCGTGACGTGGCCATCCATATCCACGCTAAAAGGAGCGTCAGCAAATCTTGCGGCACCTAGCCAGATACCACTTTGATCAGCTCGAAAGACAATATTTCCAGATCCGACTTGTAGCTCTTTCACATTACGAAAAACATCAGACCCAAAACGGGACCCGTCCTTTTCTTCAAAATCGGCATAACCGATATTTTGATCTTTATATATATCTAAAAATTCTTTTGCCATATTTTATGTATTAACCACAACCTCAAAGCCCTCAATCTCTGGGGCGCTATTTGTCGAAACAGTAGGGGCAATCTTGATTTGAACGGTCGTAGCGTCGTCAATATTGACCTCTGTAGAGAAAATCTTGCGTTGCACGTCATCTTGGCAGTCTCCAGCGTCAAAGGCCACTATAGACCCATCATTGACCTTTTTAGACACAGTAAAGGTGGTATTTGCAGGTAGTGTCCTGTAAGCGATATTTACTAGATTATAAGTCAGTAAAGCGAAACGATCGGCCATCATTACTCTTGTCATCAAATAGGCACCAGCGTATTTGGCCTCTAGGTCCATTTTGTCCACTCCATATACCGTTCCAGTGGTGGTATCTTTCCAAGTCACCAAGTAAATATCCCCAACACCGACAATACATCCGATCTCGACATTACTTAAGTTACCGCTTGATATACCGACTTCTCCATTAAGGACCAAAGGATAGTTTCTATTTGCTCGGCCAAGGGAATAAATACCCAAGTTTGTAGGTGATCCAGATAAGTAAGAAAGACCAAACAATGGTAGGCCGTTAAAGTTTAGGCCAGCATTAGAATGAACGATTGCTTTGTTTGTTGAATTCCAAGAACCCTTTATTTTTTTGTAAGGCTCCAGTGTTTCTCCATTATAAATATAGGTGTTTCCTTTAGTGCCAGCGTTCACAATTACACCGTTGTCGATCGGTAAGAAAGCATTAATCCCGACTTCTGGGATAGGATCAGAGTTTGTAAAAGACACACTCCAAGTATTCCAGCGATAGATTTCTGTAGAAACGATATTACTTGAAACATAGGTACCTAAAAGAATATCAGTACCCATTTGTCCTAGGCATCTTATTCTTAGAGGCTGTGATATATCGAGAGCATTTGCGCTAAATACTCCGGCATCTACTTGAGCTAAAAAATGAGCATCACCGATATATAAAACAAGATTAAGGATAATCATTGGATGCCATAAAGCGTCTGTGTTTGTGAAAGTGGCCCAGCTATCATTTCTGGTTGACCAAGCGGTGCCAATCTGCCACCTACCAAGCCTGCTTTGCATCGCATAATAGATATAACCTTGATATTCTCTTGCATCTAAAATACCGACGGCACCTGCGGCTGGAGCGGCAGTGGCCTCAAGACTGTAAGTTCCGCCGGATGTTCTTTTCCAAATCTTTCCGTTCGTGCTACCAAATAAATAGGTATTACCATCAGAACAGGGGACACCAGCTTTTACAAAATCATCCACAGTTGATCCACTTTCTTTAGTCAATTTTTGATTAACTTTTGCGATACCCGGCTCGGAATGTATATCAAAACCCCATAGATCGGCCAAGGAATTTTCAGCACCCAAATAATCACTGTCTGCGATGCCTCCAAGATTAAAATTTTTAAAGGGTATTCTTTGCATATTATTTTCTTGGTAAGCGTTCGTCTAGTAAAGTTTCGAGTCTAGTGAACCTCTTAGTATTTTCTTGTGAGGCCAATTGCTGGTCCGAAATGTGCTTATCTAATTTTACTTCCAGCGTGTGGATGTGGTTGTCTCTTAAGTTTATAAACAAATCTTTCATTGTGCCTAATCTTTCTTCAAACAAAACATCGTTTAACTTTGACTTTTCTTGTGGTTGTTTTATTGATTTTACGACGGCAAAAACAATACCCCCAAGGGTTAATATTTGTATTAAAAATGATAAACTTTCTGGTGTTATTGATGTCATATGTTTTATAAATCTCTAGGTGTTTCTACCCATTCATCGGCATCACCATCTTGTGGTTGCTTGGTCCAAAGCAAATCAATGGACGAGCTTAAAACAAGATTGATACCTGTCAAAATGAATGTACCCACAGAGGCAATCAATTTATAGCCACGACTTATTAAAATATTTACTCCTGTCACAGTAAACTCACCAACAGCAAGGGCTATAGTTATTGCTTTGATGATCAAAATATCTTTTCCCTCTAAGGTAAAATTTCCTGTGGCGCACAGAATACCGAAACCTCTTTTTAAGATCGCATCTATACCAGTAAGGGTGAAAGTCCCAACGGAGGTGACTAGGTTTAAAGCCTTTTGAATTATTATATTTACTCCAGTGAGAGCGAAAGTACCTACAGTACAAACAATTGAATATACGATACCAGTCCAAGGATACTGCTTACCACTTCCTGAAGCGTATAATTCAGTTACTTCTGTTGAGGTGAGGGAGCGGTTGAAAACGACCACCTCGTCAATCGTTCCAGCAAAGTTTATGGAGTTACTCTCACGGCTACCGATTTGGAACGGGCCAGTCCAAACACTAGAACCTGTAAAGTTATTAAATACTGTGGTTAAAGATTGTGATACCCCATTAACATATATCTTTGTTCCGCTTGGTGTTTTTGTGCCGTCGTAAGTAACGACCACATTATACCAAGCTCCAGTGGTGATTGAGGACGATGGTGTTGTCAAATATAATAGACTAGAACCAGTGTTATTATCTCCAATATAAAACAAAACCTTACCTGTATTGTCTATTTGCAAAACGTATCCCTCGTTATTGGCCGTGGCTTTTATGTGAGATATTAAATATCCATCATTTGCTAACGTCGTCTGATTAGACCAAGTTGAGAAAGAAAATGGGGTAGCACCTGTAAAGTTCAAGTTAGTAATTGTGGTCGTTGAAAGGGAATCAGTTGTTCCGTTAAATACAGCCCCATTATTTATTTTACCAGTTCCATAGGTTACATTGGTATTTGTTAAAGTATTACCTCCTATATCATCACTCGCATCGCCGCTACTCTCATCTAATTTATAATAAGCCACACCACCATAAAGTGTCGGAGCTGTTAGGGGATAAGCTAAAGCACGATTGGAGTTATAAAGTTGTGAGACCTCATCAGCAGTTAAGGCACGAGACCAGATGCCGAGTTCGTCTATTGAGCCATTTAGCCATCGGTCTGAGTTACCTCTTGAGCCGATGTTAAAATTTATTGAATTATTCGTGCTTTGGTTTACAGTGTCAGCTGTCTTTGTTATTGGAACAGACACCCCATTCACATAAACCACAAGCACCTTATTGTTATAAGAAAAAGCTACGTGTTGCCAAACACCAGTAGTCAATACAGCAGAATCAGTAACGAATTCTATACCCGTTGCGTTTGGTGCGGCATAATCAAAGTTTAATACACCGCTACCGTTAGTATATATCTGCCAACCATCAAAAGCACCAGAAGGGTCTTTTTTATTAAGGTGCTGCTGATTACCTGTAAAATTTGTTGGTTTAATCCAATAAGCAAATGATATAGTTCCAGTATAGGCAAAGTCAAATATGTCCCCCCCAGTTAAAGAGGCCGAACTTCCGTTAAATACTGCCCCATTATTCAATTTACCAGCAGAATAGGTTACATTAGAATTCGTCAGCGTATTAGAACCCACTGAGTCAGAGGCGTTGCCACTTGATTCATCAAGTTTATAATAAGAGATCAGAGAAGTCGTTAAGGGTAGTACATCAGCCGCAATTGCGATTGAGTGATATGTTTTTGTATTTCCGTTTACGGTTGCATCTGTACCAACTTGGAAAGAATAGTTAGAAAAAGATTGTATTTTATTTGCGGAATAAGCATTATTTGCTCGAACCAATGAGGTGCTATCCCCAGAAAAATCATTTGTTCTGATCACGGCTTGGTCGGTTGTGGTATTTTTTATAAATACAAAGACTGGTAGTAAGTTTAGGGTGCTTCGATCCACGTTATCGCTTCCATTACCAGTATAAGTTTCATTGATAATATTTGCCGTATTTTTAAAACAAACATAACGATAAGCCACAGCATTTGCATTTACAGTCGAAGAAGTACCAAGCTGGAAACCATCACCATTTAGATTTTGTATTGAGTTGGAAAGATCTGCTATAACCGTACCATATTGGGCCGAGTCAGTTGAGGCACCAGTTGAAAGCATCTTGTGTATAGTATGTTCCGTTCCTCCTTGTATAATAGCCCAGACAGGAAGAAAACCGACACCGGTTATATTACGGTTATCGCTCCCATTTCCAGTGTAGGTACCGGCCACAATGTCATCACCAGCAAATGCGATAAAACTATAAACTGTACCACTATTATTTCCGTAAGCACTTGAACCCAAGGTAAATCCATCAGCATCTAAAGAGGTAATCACTCCAGCTTGTGTACCATTTTCACCAAAACTTGATGTTATATCTGAACCCGTAGACCATTGCGCACCGTTTCCGCCGGATGTTTGAGGCGTGGTAATAATAACCAATTTAGGTGTAAAACCTAAACCTGTTATATTATGTGTGGCACCAGTGCCTGTATAGTGTCCAGTTTGAATTTGTAAAGACATAATTTTGAGCTTTGATGCTCGTTCCTACTCCCAAGTCAAATTTAGGAGTAGAGCAAGGATCTAAGCGATGGTTAATACCCCGTTGGATGCGTCAAAATCAAGCGTAAACGTGTCTCCAGAGGCTAAGGTGACAGGACTACCATTATCATAATATCCAATCAATTTATCGCCTGTAGAGGCATCGTCATAAAGATAGATATACTGGAATGGACCAACAGCACCAGTGGCCGTAAGTACCAAGTCAGTTAGAGTCAACTTGTAGGTACCAGAAGTCTGGGCCGATGAGGCTACCGTCACCGCTCTTGAGGAGAGGTTTGTATAAGATATTTCCGTCAAATCCGCTAACTCATCCCAAGCGGCATTATGGGCGGTGTTGGTCAAAGCAACCTTTAGACCAGATCCCCCAAGGTCAATCAACTTTTCTGCTAAACATTCTACGAAACTATTTACTTTGCTAAATGCGACTGCCATATTTTTGTATATTAATTAATTAATAATCTTGGCCATTGTTACTGTGGTCCGGCACAGTAGCGATAACCGTTCGATCTAAATTTTGTGCTTTTAAAGCGTTCAAAGCTAGTTGAAGATCAGCATTGACATTAAGCTCTCTTTCGGTAAGCGGTAAAGGCTTTTCCTTAGAACTTTTATATTCAATGATAACTTTTGTAGCCCAAACCCAGTGTAATTGTCTAGGCAATCCGAATGATGTGGTGTCAGTAGGTACCGACATATCAATCACTCCAGAAAGCGAGGACAAATCTTTGGGGTAGATAATGGCCCATAATTTCAAACCATTCGTGACATTCGTAATAGCGACATCGCTATAAATGGCCAATTCTTCGCCAAAAATATCAAAGCTCGGATCTTTACCAGCCCAGTTAGAAAGTATTGAACTTTCATCGGTTGGTCTTTGATATGATGTAACGTCAAATTCAGTAAGTCTTTTCCAGTTAGTACCATCTATTTTTGCTTGGGTGTATTTAATTTGATTTAAAATTCCAAGAGGAAAGCGATATTTTCTTTGTCCAGCAACTAAATTGCGGAGAAATTCCATACCGAAATAGTCCTCATTAACTTTGGTGACTTCCTTTGCCAAATCGTCTTTGATTATATTCGCATATAGCAAAATATCCGCATCTGGGAAAGTAGTTGCGTTTGTCTTGGTTCTTTTACGAATGTAATCAGCAAATTGTACGGGTGTCATTGGTTTTTTGGGTTTTTATCTTCGTCGCCAGCCCCAAAAATTTAGGGCCAGAGCGAAGATAAAAATTATCTACTAAGCTGTGACAGTAAGAGTCTTTGGAAGAACTCGAACGGTTACAGTACCCGATGCTAAGTCAACGGCACCACCAGTGTTGTTAAGCAACTGATAGGTGACAGTGTTAGCCGCAGTAACCGCCGCAGTAATAGCGAGGTCAGCAACATCGAGGCTGTGAGACACGAGAACGAAATCGCCTAGAGCGGCACCTGTTACGGTGATCTCTCCAACTTCTTCGTCTCCATCTGCGATTGATCCAGCGTCAAATGTTTCAGAGGCCTGCAATCCTCCAAAGTCTGCTAGCATAGCTAACAAAAGGGCCTTGGTATCTGCGTGGTCTGATGCGTGAACTGATGCAATTGATGGCATAATTTATTTTATAAATTAAGTCCTAATAAATTAACTTAGTGCGTCCTCTTTGTCCTTGTTTCGGTCAAGTCGGAAATCGGCACCTGCCTCGGAGCTAATTTTATAATAATTAGCGAGAAGTTCGGCCACCGATCGAGGAATTTTAGTCATAACTCCCTTTTTAACAGTTACTTTGTAACCATTAATAAAGCAATCGTGTACTGATCCAGACTTTTCTCCCTCGGCTAGAGGGATCAAGAAGTGGACCTGTTCCTCGGCATCTAAGATCTGTTTAGTTGCTCTAATGTCAGATAAAGCGGCTTGCGCAATATCAACCTTTGCAACTGGGGCGACTGGAGCCGGAGCTTTTCCAGCTTTTTTAGGAGCTTTAGGCTTCGGCTTTTCGTCTACTTGATTATCCCCAGACTCATTCTCGGTAGAGTCCGCACCTGTTTCTTCCTCGTTTGAGGTATCCTCATCTAAAAGAGGATTTTTTTTGTTTTTAGTTTCCTTTGACATAATTTTTAATTAAGTGGCTTTGGACTAATTACCCAGACTAGGCGCTTACTGCGTGTTCGATACGAGCTAGAAAGGCGTCATTCAAGATTTTAGCTACGAATGTTGCTTTCCAACCAGATGTTGCTCGCTGATCTAATGGATCGGCTGAACCAGCAGAACCTAGAGGTTTAACAATGTTTTTCAAGGCTTCCCCAGAAATACGAGTTGTACCATAGGCATCTGAACCAAAGATAATGGTTGAATAAACGTCGATAGATGAGGCGCCCTCGCCAGCAAATACCTTAGCATTGGTAGTTTCAACAAAGCGAACTTCGTCAACCTTACCAATTTCTCCATCCATAACACCGTTAGTGGATGAATACTTCTCAACTGATGTAAAGCCTGTAACCGCCTTAAGATCGTAAGTAGTATTTGGGTGACAAATACCGATGTATGATGCGTTAAGAGGGGTAGTACCGTAACCAGTAGTTGCGTTCACCATCTTAGTCATTCTTCGTGCTTTGTTATTCTTTAACAAACGTACGATTTTCTTGATCAAGGTGTCAGTGATTAATTCACCTGCGGCAACTTGACTTCTAAGAGTGTGGCCTGTACCTGCGTAATATACGTTAGTACCTGCATTTAGGATGTCTCTAGTAAGCTGATCAAGAGTATCTCCTGCTTGATCTCCCAAGATTTCAGCCGCCTCCATAAGCACTGGATCTTGTGACTGATAGTCAACGACATCAGTAATGGTGATAAAGTCACCGTATTGCGCTACTGTAGCGGTAATATCTGTTACTGATAAAGATGAACCAGCCGGTGTTGTACCCTCTGTAAGTGGGGTAGTAGCCGCAGTCAAATTGCCGTAACGACGGAATTTGATAGTAACTGTACCTGCCTTTCGAGGAATATCTCTAACTTGCGCCCAGCGAGTGTGGACAAACAATGGTACTGCACGGAACAATAAAGTTCTGTCGTAAAAATTGTTTACCTCTGCTGGGATTTGAACTGTAGTTGTAGCTCCCATATTTTTTGTAAAATTAGTTTATAAATTGAGTAAATTATTCACGTTGCTTTCGTCGGATTTCTTCTTGCTTTAAAGCAAATTCCTCCGGCGATAGATCCCAGACGCCTTTCTCGGTGTCAACTTTTGAGTCGCCACCAGCTCCAGCTCCAGATTCTCTAGCCTCGTCATCCGCCTTTTTTCGCCTATCTGCTCCGATCTTCAAGAGATCTGGACCAGCCACCTCGTAGAATATACTTGAAACTGGTATATCCTTTCTGCTTGGATGTTGGAGGTATTTTTGTACCTTTGCAACATAGGGCGCAAAGTCGGGATTTGCCTTTACGAAAGAGTCAATTTCAATCTTGTCCTCCTCCTGCATTTGCTTGGAAATAAAAGGTGAAAGGATCTTGCCAACTCGACGGTCAATGATTTCAGCATCTTCCGGATCAAGTCCGTCATCGTCCTCATCCTCTTTCTTACCAGCATCGTCTTTCTTATCCTTGAGCTTTTCAATCTTTCGATTTTTGCGCTCGATTATAAAATCGACGTTTCGCTTACGAGTCTTTGGCTCCTCGTCGGCATTTGGGGTTGGCTTGGATTTAGACTCACCATCCTTTTTATCGTCTGGTTCGCCATCATCTGCCCCGTCACCGTCGTCTCCGTCGGTGTTGTCGTCATCTGATTTATCGGCACCCTCTGCCTCTCCATCAGCTCCGCCGTCTTTCTGACTTTCGTCTTGGTTGTCGGCACCATCCTCGGTCTTGATGTCTTTCTCATCTTCACCGGACTTGTTTATCTCTCCCATAGATTTTTTTATAGCCCTCGGACATATGGAAAATGGGGTTTAAAAACCATTATCCGGACGGCTGTACGATTAAAACATACGGCTCGACACCGTATGCGAGTTTGTAGACTCGGACGGATTGGCTTCACAACAAAGGAAATCGCCAAAGCCCTTGCGCTTATTTAAAAGCTAGAAACCAACCCCTCTAAGTCTACAAACCTATTTATTTTTCAAAGAACTCTCACTTTTTATTTGTCGTATGGGTCATTATCAATCTCTGGCGTGTCTTGCTTGCTTAACTGCTTGATGAAATAATCGGGCTTTTCCAGTAATTCAGTAAGGTACTCGTATTTAAACCTCAATTCGTCAACCTCTGGATCTTTGAGTATCTCTCTGTTAGGTCCTCTTTTACTGATTATCTGTCTTGAAAGTTCGCTTAAGTTAGCTTGGAATACTTGACTTAAGAAAACCCAGCCAGCATTTACCTTTAATTGTTCTAGTGCCTCAAGGATTTTAACATTGTTGATCTTGCTACCAAAATTCAGATCAAATTTCGGTGGCTTTTCTCTTTTGACTACGATTGTTTTTAACTTCTTTGCCATATTATTCGTTTGTTTTCTTTATCATTTCTGGTAAAGCCTTGTCTCCGACACCCATTCCGGCAGTCATATTTGTTGCGCTTGGTCCAGCAGGGAACAGCTCTGGGTTCGTTTTCTTGAGCATCATCGCTTTCTTGTGAGCATTAATGTGAGCATACTTTGCTGGAGTATCTGATAGTTTGTTATGTATCTCCATATGAATAACGTGATCATCTTCTGGCTTTACTACCACAATACCGTTGGCCTCTAGTACCTTGTTTTCATCTTCGGCAATAAGCTCATCGATAACTGGTGGCAATATTTGGTCAATCTCATCTTTTTTGAGTCCAGATAAACGGCCCATCTTCTTTAAGGCATAGCGTAGATTGGCATTTGGATCTTGAGCGATCATTTGAACATAGCCTCTAAACACCTGTAGCTTGTTGTAATTCTTAGCCTCGCTTACAACACGGCTTTCAACCTTAACATCGGGGTCAACACTAGCCACGATGTTTTCACGTCGTAGCGGTCTAAATTTAGCTCCTAGCGCCCCGCTAATACGGATGGACTTCTCGTCTATACCGTCCTTAAAATAGGTTTTGTACAAGAAATACCACTGTTGCCAAAATCTCTTTTCGGACCAGCCAAAGATTTTAGCGGTCAAAGAGTAGCGAGTATCGACTTTATTGTTCACAATATTAAGCTCGGTAGCTGTTCTCTTTTCCCCACCAACCTGTCCTTGCTGAATGTCCGGCGTTGCTGTTGCCTTTTGTGCGGCCAAGTCTAGGGTAGTCAAAATGTAATTAACATCGTTCTTTAAACCATCCTTTGCCATAATTTGAACGGCGCCACTAGGGTTTCCGTCGACACCAATAAATTTGTTTTGCTCGTAATTTAGATCTGCTCGGTTCTTGATTTTGTTTGTGTCAAACAAATACATAGGATATAGGCCACTTTCTGCCACCTTGATACCTAAGTTTGTTAGTTTTGCTCTAGCTCTCTGCTTATCCTCAACTAGATCGGGAATAGACACACCATCCCAATCATTTGAAATAGGATACAAAGAACGGTCCATAATAGGGATTTTTTTACCCTTTAATTCGGTGTAGCGCACAACCGTCTTTCGTCCATCAGCCAAGCCAACTAAAACTAATTTACCCTTGTAAGTAGTGATCCACTCAAGCACTCGATAAGTAGAACTCTCACCTTTTAAGTCTCCTTGATATTTTGAGGTGCTTGCGTATCCTTGAGCCTCTTGTCTCGCTTGTTCATTACGGTCAATTAAAGAGGTTATATCGGTATTGTCTGGTTTTAGGCTCTGAATATTGAAGTAATAGCCAGCGTCTTTCATTTCTTGCTTAGTAGGTCTGATCTCACGGCCGATAAAACGTGCCTTTCCACGTCCTTTCATATCGCCATTGACACTTTTTGCTCTAGGGTCACGCAGGGTATTCATTGGATCCCAGTTTTCTGGTACGGGGGTTTTCTTTTCTCGGTCAAATTCCATCAACATAACTAGTCCACGCCCGAAAAAGGAAGTATCCCAATCCCAAACGTAGTCAACAACATCTTTTTGCATCTCGTCGTAATCATAAGTGGCCAAATCATCTAGGTTTTCCACAGTTTCCTCGTCTCCAGACTCTCTAGGTTCAAAATTAACCATCAATCTATCGTCATAAAGAGACGCCAAGACGGTTTGGTGTATAGTAAATAGCAAAGGATCACCCACTGCTGACTTATCCCTCTTTTGATTGTTATATAATTTGAGTCTCAAAGCCCATTCGTCCCATTTAGGCTTCATAAACCAGTAGGCTAGCTGGTATTCGCTCTCAATTTGAGCAATCAAATCCTTAAAATCTCGCTTTGAGTTAAGCTCGTTCTTTTCTTCAAGTGTTTCCGGTACTGCGATTTCTATTTTTTTATTTATTTTAGATTTTGTCTTAGGCATTTGGAAACTGGCGATTTCCTTTGACTACTGTTTTATTAATTATAGCACACTTCTCAAAAAAAACATATTGTCAACTAACTTTATTAAAAATCTTGTGCTTACATAGATCCGATATTGTTTTTGGTGTGCAAATTAGACCCTCGCCCAAAGTGTAGTAGTAGCAAAAATCGACCAACTCGCTACAGATCACCAACGTCTCGTCATTGTTCTGTAATTTAAATTTTAAAACCTTAGCCTTGAAGATCCACCACAGTCTTGAAAAATCGTATTTACGGCCCACCATTTCAAGCATTTCGTGTTCTGGCCTAGGTAGTAGCGTTTCCGTGCGGTATACGTCAAAATTACCCCATTCTTGGAGCTTGTTGATCACTACTCCACCTCGTTTTTCGTGGCTTTCTATAAAGAGCGGTATACCGTGTTCATACTTCCAAAAAATAGCGGCGTGAGAATAATCTGATCCGTCTACAAAACTAATAAGACGACTTACGAAACCGTTTGTAGGCTTGAATAAGATAATATCTCCATATTGATATTTGTTTTGTAGGTTAGGCATTTGGTTTGGTTGACAATGGGTTGACAATTATTAAGCTGTGGTTGTCATTAGGCATTTAATTCTACTAATTTATTGACCATTGGTGTTTGGAAATTTTGCTGTAAGAAAGTAAGGACTACTGTAACCATTTCTGGTGAGATGTTATAGCCATAATAATAAGTTTTCAAAATATCTTCACCATCTAAAATTTCAATTTTAAACTGAACGTAAATCGCCTCGCTGATTAAATTATATTCAAATTTATCTAGCGTATATCTTTTGTTTTCTACTGTTGTTGTGATTATCATATATTTAATTTACGGTTACTGACCACTCTACTTGCTCTTGCGTATAATCGGCTTTATATTCGGGTATTGGCTCACCACTTCCTAAGTTCATTTTAACATTAGTATTTAAAATCCATAATTCGCCTTGTAAAATTGGGTGTATCATAATTTTATGTTATCGCTGGATCGTCTAGCCAAATTGCCACGTTATTAGCATTGTAAATAAATTCCAAAGCTAGTTCGCCATTATGGTCTATTTCACCACCAGTTGCCGAGATTGAATATTGAACCCAAGATGCAGTAAGTGAGGTAATATCTGAACCGACCTTTATCACTTTTCCACCAAGTCTTAATTGAGGTGTAATAGTTCCTGCCCAAGCACCGCTATCTCGTTTTAGCCAGTATGATATTGTTCTGCCGACTCCTGAATTTACTCCATAGGAAAGCATTTTTTGTGGCGACACTATACTTGCGATAGTAGAGCTGTTTTGTAACTTCATTGAGTAACCTGCTGTGCGATAAACAGAGGTGTCTTTGACATAAGAACCATTGGCGTAATATGAGCCGTCTGGTAAGCCGAACGAGTTTTCAAGAGTATATTGAGGTCGGTTATAACTAGCACCTGCTACAATCTGGTATGCCTTTGCGATACTTGGTGCGTCTATTGAACAGTCACGAACATCAATAGTATCTCCGTTTAATACTCTTGATAAAAAATAATTGACTGGTGTTGTAGTATCACAATCCCAAACCTTTAATCCGTGAGTATATTGGTCTTGGTTTATATCGTTATTATTAGAGCTAAAAGAGCAACCAAATATATTTGTCTGAAAGTTTTGCTGTAATACTATTGCGTTAGAAGTATTATTTGATAATGTGCAGTTTTGAATATTGATTGATATGGTTGTCGTTAAGGTCTGCATACCAGTGATACAAGCGTTTGAGGTGCAACCAATTAAAGTTGTATTTGATCCAAGCTGAAATCCAGTAGAGAGTGTGCAAGTATCAGCAATACAGTTATCTAGTCTTGTTGCTGAGTTAACAACAAAACCAGTTCCACATTCTGCTTTACAGTTATTGACTCCACCATTTGTCGTAAGCGTATAAGCTCCGTTTGATCTTGAAATAGAATAACAATAATCAAATCTTGCATTTGAGTTTGTATAAAAAGGTGCTAGGTTTGCGGTATTTCCAACACCAGAGCAATATCTAGTAATAGCAGACGAGCTATCGGCTTGAAAACCATAATAAAGTCTGGTGTTTGCGTAACAATATTCAACAATATTATTTGTGCCTACTGGTCTAATACCCCTTGCCGACTCGAACGATCCGATATAACGAATTGTATCGGCTACACCAGAAAAACTCCATTGATAAATATCTCCCGTTGAAGTAACTGGCTTGATTGCTGTTTCGCCATTAGTTCGGGCGATTGCGGTATTGTGAATAAAGTCATAACCACCCTCATATAATACTCCGTTTGTGTTTGTCGTGATTGCTGTCGTTCCTGCGATACCTGCCGATACGATTTCAGTACCACTTCTTAATCTATTAACTGATGATACTGTTGCTGAAATACCACCATAAGGAGCGTCTAAAGTGATTGTACTCGCTGTAATACCTGCAATTTTATAATAGACAGGTGGTCTATCTGCGTAAGTTCCTATATCCCAACCCTCTACTGTGGCAGAAGTTAAGCCGATATAATTTCCTACAGATAATACACTTCTCAAATCTACTGTTGTGGTAACTACTTGCTGATTTCTTTGAAAAACAATATCACCAGAACCGACTTGAATTGAAGAGTCACGAACAAAAGTTTTTGCGATTTTTACTTCGTCACCTGCATAAAATCTACCCTCTAAAGAAGAAGAATAATAAGTTGTAAGATCGTTTATTGTTTTAAACGGTCTAGTAACTGTTCCTGCTGTAAAAGTTCCATAAGCAGAGGAGTCTACACCACTTAATTCAAAAGTGTCAGTCGTTTTATTTGCGACTGTATATGCCTTTTCATTTATTTCTGTCATACCAGAAACTTCTGGTATAACCAAGTCACCATTATTATATCCGTGTCCTTTAGCATTAACGACAGCAGGATTTGCTTTTGTGACACTTTGAATAGCAATCTTACGCCATTGAGTCCAAGTACCGGCATTAGTACAGTGACCGCCAAAACCAGATGAGTCAAAATTACTTCCGTCTAAATTCATAAGTTCAAAGGTGTCGGCTGTCAAAACAGTTTTTACTTTATAATTCAATCCGTTTAAAGTTGTAAATCCTGTTCCTGCTAAGCTAGTAGGTGTAACAATTTGACCAGCACCAAAGCCGTGACCTATTGAAGATACAACCATTGGATTTGACCGAGAACAAGCAGGTGTTGCTTGACCGCCTGATGTGTAAGTAGCATAAGCAGTCGAGTCAACTCCGTCTAGTGTAAAATTATTGGCGTCAACGACTGTGATTTGATGAGTGATATTGTTTACTTGTGACATACCACCAACAGAGGCAAGGTGTACAAACATACCAGTAGAAAATCCGTGCGAGTTTAAGGTAACTTGGCAAGGATTTGCTTTTGAAATAGCAGAAATACCTGTTTTTATAGTTGTAGTTTTTGCTACAAGTGCCGAGTCTGAACCATTTAAAAAATCTACATATTGTTTTGCCATATTATTTAATTCTATTCATTAGCTCATCTGAATATCGTTTGTGACTTCTTTTGTTTTGCTCTAGGTTTAGGCGGTCTAGGTTTAATTGCGTTATCATTTCTAACTTCATTGGATAGTGTGGGTGTCCTTTTTTAATGTCTTTGTAGGCGTTATTTAAAACTCCCTCTTTTCCGTAAATTTCTTTTTGAACATCTAAAATTATAGCGTCATAGTTTTTGAGCTGTGCTACTATCTCCGTCATTGTTAATCTTATATTTTGAGTGAAGTTCATATATTTATTTTATCACGATTTTAGTGTTTTTAAAACCACAACAAACTTTTTTCCGACATCATTACTTTCTAAATAAAGTGCAAAACAATCGCCACCATTGAAAGCGGTAGTCATAGAAGTAAGTGACTCATCTTTGTTTGTTTTTTGTGCAGTAAGTGTCGGCTTTTCTGATCCAGCAATACTATCTGCGACTGTCGGTGGATAATTTCCTGTCGTATCTTTCCAAACATCAAAGACTGCGGTACAAGCGACTGGCGGATTTGAAACTTCGCTGATATACCAAGCCACGATAGTACCAGAGTATAGGGCTTGTGGAATATGAAAAACTAAACCAGCAGGGACAATATCAATTCCGTTTCCGATAGTAAAAGCGATTGAACCTGTAATATTTGGCTGTGCGAATAAAAGCTCTACCCAATCAGTTAGTTCGGTAGGGTCTGAACCTTGTAAAATAAAAGTGGTATCAATATCTGTTCTAATCGCAATATCTCCTTGACCGGCTGCTGTAAGAGCAAGCATAGCGGCCTCACTTGAAACTACGAAAGTATCAATCAAAACTGTTGACGGTAATTGCGAAACAGGAATTTTTCCACCGGCGTCTAGGGTAGCAACACCATTGTTCGCACCTTTTTCAGAAGTATCTATCTTGTCATCTAAGGCATCTTGTGTGTCGTCTGAAATCGGTTTGTCTGCATCACTTGTATTATCCACGTTACCTAAGCCAACATCACCTTTCACGAGTGTTGTTTCAATAACTTTACCAGAGCCGTTAGTACCCAAAACCTTTTTTGTAACTAAAGTCTCTATATATAAATCCTTTTTTATTATTTTATCTCCTCTTGTTTCCATTTTAATTCACTAGTCTTTGACCTCTTTCAGTTATTAAGTTTTTCCTAACAACTGAACCTAAGATCAAAGTTAATGCACTAACCTTGTTTTAGACTACGATAATACGTCCAGCAAACCTCAAATCTGGGCTATCTGGTACCCTAAATGATATATCCCCATTGGCCTCTACATTCGTCTCGTCTGGTTCTACTGCATTGTAGCCAGTACCACCATCCGTGATCTGTAGTTTGACACTTGGAGTAGTACCCCTCGTGTGAGTGGCCTGCGTGACCGTAATGGTGTAATAACCACCGCTTGCGGATCCCCAATCAGTTGTGGCATCAAACGTCGCTGTGTAGCGTGTAGCGGCTGTGACGGCGGCTGTGTCCATAGGCTCTACGAACCAAGTACCACCGGCTGTGCCGTTGTCCAATAGAATATAGCGATTTGCATTACCAACGGCGATGCTATCGTATGTTCCTGTATCAGTATCATCTTCAACTAACAAAGCTACAGCACCATCGTTTAGGATGACCACTTCCCAGCCCTCTGGCAAGGTTGTAGCGTCTGGCAATACCACCAAATCATTACTTGTTGTCGCATTGAGTAATTGATAATACTCGGCGTGTCGAGTTAGGACCAAACTTGTCGATATTGTCTGATCGTTCAAGCCTTGGTCCGCTCTTTTGGCAAACGTACCAGTTCTACCGACTGACTGGTCTCTACCTATATTTTGATCTCCTCTTACTTCTGCCATAATATTTTTTGATTAAAAACCTAATAAAACCGACCTTTAGTCCACTTTCACTATCGAGACGACACCATCAAATCTTAGATCTGGATCGACTGGCACCTTAAGTCTCGTAGTATCTGCATCGACATTTTCGACACTGTCCACTTGTATAATTCTTCCATCCTTTCGTATCTGAACGACTGGATCAGTAGAATTAAGCGAATGGACAATATCTAAAATATAATAAGCACCACTGACCGACCAATCAGCAATTAAAAACTCATCATCAAATGAAGTACCTTGCGCCGTCTGACTTTTTGGTGTTGAAATTCCGGGTTGTAACATATATTTTTAGGCCCACGTTTCTATTTCGACTACATCGGTTATAGTTGATTGAAAATAGAGAATTATATCGCTCATTGTTTCTCGTTCAGTACCAACCATAGTCTTTGTGGAGGTGGCTGGTATAGTAATATACTCGGTACCACTTTTACCTACATCATAAGCCATCTTAATATCAGCTAGACCAGAACGGCCCTTGATAATTAGATGCTTTGTATTCGACGGGACCTTAAACGAGTATTCGGTATTCGCCGATGCCATAGTGACATTGTGCGCTTTTCCAGTCATTTATTTATTAATATTAATGACGATTTTGCTGTCTCTATTGCTAGGGTCCATCTTCTCGGCATAATCAGCCTCGTATGTGCTAGGATCATTCTCATTTTCTTCTTCCTTTGGTATTTCTTTACCATCTACGGCCATAACGTCTTGAATTTCTAGCGTTCCAACCTTGATACTGTTGTTTTGTACTGCACCCTCGGCCGCCTCTTGAGTAGGCAGATCATATTTTTCAGCTTGGCGTACTCCAGTCATCTCTACCACGACCTCTAAAACATATCTTTTACCGACTTCCCAATCCTTAATCGGAGGCAATTGTTGTGAAGTGAGCTGGATTGTAGGAAAATATTTTGGTTCCATATTGTTATATTAAAATTAATAAATTAATAACGAGTAGATTTACCACTCATTTTTTTAGCATAGTCACTTTCATATTTCATATGATTTACCATCACTCTAGCTCTAAATAGAGGATCACTCTCGTCTCCTTTATCAGCACGGCCTCTACTTTCACGGACCATTTTGATCATCTTAACTTCATTATCCGCTTTTGTTTGCGCACTCCTTGACTTCATTCGAGCTGGAGCGCTCATAATATCTGATGTAACGTCGATAACTTTGTTTTTTACTTTATTTAAAATACCCATAATATTATTATTTAATTGGTACTGCTGGCTGTTCACTACTAAGCACAGTGTCAATAGTAGTTTGAGCCATAGCGACCATATAATTTGTAATTCTATTCACGTCTTTGCTTGTATGAGGCAACAAAAAGAGCCTACGAATAAGGCTTTTTCTGGCATTTACATAAGACGAGTATATTTCCCCATTAACACTAGTGATGTATTCAAAGTTTTCTCCGAGTTGTCTGATTACGATCGGGCAATTTTTATAATCCAATCTTTTTTGCAAAACCTTGATGTTCATAAAACTTATTATAGCACATTTTCAAAATAAAAGCACTCTAACTCCTTTTCTACTGTTACAGGATCCACAAAGTGGTTGTATGTTTTCTATATTGTTACTCCCCCCTTTACATACTGGTACAATATGATCAATAGTGAGCTTAATCTCCGGCTCTTTTCTATGGCAACTAGGACAAGTCAAATTATATTGTATTTTCAAAGTTTCCCATTCCCCTATTGTGAAAGAACCACCTACCTGTACCTTTCTGGCTCGTCTAATCTGGCTGTGTATTGCTCTGTATATTTTAGTTTGAGATAATCCGTGTGTCTTGCCTTGCCCCTTGTGAGACTCACTTTGTTTCTTAATTACCCAAGGTGGATGTTTCCTCCCTTTATTTGCCTTGCCGTAGTTATTACCTATATTTATTTTGTGGCCTTTTTGAAACGGCATATTAATTATATGGATCTAATTCGATTGGTTGGTTTGGAACTGGACGAGTATAAGGAACAAAACTGATCTCGTTAAAAAGCGCTCTACCTAAATTTTCAATTTGGTGATCATCTTTGTCGACGGGTTTCTCTTTGGCGTTATGATTATCAGCCCCAACACCTGTATATTCTTGCCAGCGATAGTGTTCAAACTCAAATATGGTTCTCTTACAGGTACTAAAAACGTACACCTCCGGCGCTTTCATCATATATCCCTTGATTTCAACATAGGAAAGGGCTGTTTCAATGCGCCGATCGGCCAAAGCTCTTGATTTTGTGGCCTCTTGATAGCTTAAACCTTGATCGGCAAGCCTACTAGCAAGACTTTTACCATCCCTATCGTGCTGATTTTGGATAAAGGCTGACGGATCGGCCATTCTCCTAATAATCCGGTACTGGCTAGCTTTGTTTTTAATCTTACCAGCCAAGTCCTCATCACTTGCGACCTTAATAAACAGTTCATCGCAAACATATTTTGTCCCGTTCTTGTCCACTGCTACCCACATAACGGCATCTGGATTTCTAGGGTGTGGATCTAGGAATTCATATACTGAAAAATTACGATTATCAATGTTGAAAGGCTCGATAACGTGTACTTTTGGCGAGAAAGACTTGAATACCAAGCCAACAAGGTGCTGGAATTTACCATAAATACGGGCCTGCTTTTCATCTTCCGAATACTCGGCAATCATATTTTCAATATCTTGGTGCCTTAAGTGTCCTCTAACGCCGTGTTCACGACAAGCGGACTCAATATCCGCCTCGATATAAGCAACCTTTCTTTGAAATTTAGTCATCGCCCCATTCTCTTGGGACTTGATCTCTACCTCATAATTACCCTTAGCAAAGGAGTCGTACATATACGCTGATCCAGCCAATGGAGTAGCACCAATGAAGATAATACCTCCACGTCTTAAACGAGACACACAAGCCTTGAAAATAGCCTCTGGTGGTGGCTCATCAAACCAAATCCAGCCCAAGGTGATAGACTCAAATTCTTTTATGTCCTGCTCATAGGTCATAATGTCAAAGCTCCAGCCGGTATCTGTTTGCCATTGGCTTTCAAATTTCTTATTACCCTTTCTCGTAACATATCTACCAGCAGGGAACCAGTCTTTAAGCTCTGGAATAATGTTTTTCTCCACGTTTGTCGGGGATGAAACAATACGTCCTCGTTTTAAATAGGGAAAGTCTTTGAATAGCTTACCTTGAAAATAGGGGTTATCATCCGTTGGCCAAAATTGATGCGCTAGTACGTTTGTACACGTCGCTGTTTTACCCACACCGTTGGCGGCAGAATACAAGACAATAAAGTTCTCACCACTAGCATAGGCATTAATAAACTCCTCACCTTTTCCAGATGGCTCGTAATACCTATATTTTTCTTGGGCCAAGCGTCTAGCCTCCTCCTCCTTAGCTATTCGTAGTTCTTCAAGAAGTTCTGTTTGATTTACCTTTTTTGCCATTACGTTTTTGTATAATGTTTGTCGCCTCCATTAAGACATCAGTGACTTCATCCTCCTTTTCTTTCTCCTTAGATTTTAAATATGACTCTAGTTCTCCACTTGCCTCCTCAATAGCATACTTCATAGCGTCAAGAATATTCTGCCAACCAACCATATAGTCCAATGTTCTGCCAGCAAAAATCCATTTCTTAGCTACCCAGTATGTGGCACTACACTCCGGTCCACCACCACCCTCAACTAAAGAAATATCCTTTGCGTCGTAGTCGATCTTTACAGTAATATTCACCCCCATATACTCGTAAGTCTTAATCTCAATGTGTTTAATCATATTTTGAATTAATTACTAAAATGATAATAAAAATAAAGAAAATCATAAAAGCCCCAACACCCAGAATATTCTCTTTCATCGTTTGTAGTGGATATTAATAGCTTTAGCGTGATCACACTCGTGTTGGAAAATGTGAGATTTCAAACCCTCGACCCATTCTTTATGCGTCACCAAGATGCCAAAAATGCCCTTGGTTTGATATTTAACCTTAATTCGATAGAAACGCTTAGTAGTCTTACTTGTACGGTTAGGAAAGCTCATACAAGCGTCTGGGACGTCAATCATATTCGATACTAGCTTTCGTTCGTGTACAATCTTGGACCCGACCTTGCCATCTATCTTGGTAAGCTCTCTCTTTGGTACATTGGCCTCAATCTTTTCTGGTGCCTCTAATATCTCGGCATTAAAGATTGCTTGCTTAGGAAACCAGAAGTTTTTATTGTTTTGTTTTCTCGTCTGTTTGATCTTCAAAGAATTAACCAGCTCTTTGGCCACCACGAACAAACGGCTTGGATCATCACAAATCTGACAATGTGAGATAGCATAAGCGGTAACATAGGGCTTTTCAAAGTGTCCGTTGTTGTTATTTAACCAGTTTATGATGCGATCAGCCTCTTTTATCACTGGATCAAACCATTTTACAGGCCTAGAAACGGCGTATATGCCCTTTCCCGACTTGTGGTCGTGCTTGGTATTGATAGAAAAGTCCTTATTTGAACCGGGAATATAAATTGGGGACATCCCAGCATTTAAAGTATTCTCGATAACTTGATTGCGTAAAGTATCTATTGCTTTTTGTTTTGACGATATATCCATATGGCGATTATTTATTTAAAACTCCTAATAAGCTCAAGCGATAGGCTACCCATCGACGGAGTAGTGCTAACGGTTTGATTAAAAACTCGGCAATATCCCAGAGTAAGCCCTCTATGTCTATCAAAAATAGGAGAACGGAGTAAAGAATTTTTATTTTGATTTGTTTATTTTCCATTTTGGCGATGGCTTTAAAATCTTTTTAATATTATATATCACATACAAGACCAGCGCAACTACAAGTATTAAAATGATTATTCCCGTGTTTGACATTTTAGTCTGTTTTAGTGAATTTAGATTTAAGAGTACGAATATGATTAGCCAACTCTGCGTCTGTCATCGCTCTAATGCCGGTTTGCTCGACTTCAAATTTCTCTGGAGCCATCTTACCTCTTACTTTGTAGGCTAGTTCAGTGGCATCCTTTCTAATTCGGCCATCTGGCAACCAAAACCAAACGTGAACGCCAGCGATACCGTGAATAATCTTCTTTGGAATACAATTCACCGACTCCATAAGCTCGTAAATGTCTTTGTCCTTGATGTCGTGATTAAAAAGCATATAGTCTAGCTTTTTAAAATTCAAAAGTTCCTCGTGAGTCTGGGCCAATTTGTCATCACTCAAATGTATTTCCATCAATTGGTTCCAAGTCTTTCCAGATTTTATATGTCCGCTCTTGGCGTAGCTAGGTTTATATCCAGCATCTACCATAGCTTTCTCCATAGTATTTTTCCGATTTTTTCCGATATTTTTTGTTAGCTTATCCAACACCACTTTCTGTTTAATAGCCACTATTCCCAGTGTTTTCTTCTCTTTCTTAGGCTTTAATGGCTCCCCATCCTGTTCCTCGGCATCTCTCTTATCAAAAGACTCCGTTACTTTCCCCACCTTAGCCGGTTCTTGGACCTTTGGCGACTTAGCTTTACTCATATGGATATTATAATACCACATAATTTAGATAAAACAAAAGCGACCTGTTAGGATCGCTCGTGTTTCATACTAAATTTATCTATCTATACCTAATTCTTCAAAATCATCGTAATCAATTCTACTTTCCAACTTTTCTATCATCTTGCCATTATAGTGAGGCAACCATTTTGGTTCTTTTTCGTAACCACAATGTGTACAACTACCTATTATGATGAACTCGTCGAGGCCATTAACCATAATACTATCAATCTTTGCAAATTTTTTACAGGTTTTACAAGTGATCATCTATTTTGGGTTGATTAGTTTTCCATTTAAATACACGACCTTTGGATCTGGAAACTCACTGGCGTATAATTTTAATATACCCTCTGGTTGTTCTTCATTTATCACTCCTTTCTCGAATAACTCCTTACCGTCTTGATCAAGATATTTGATCTCGTAATGACTCTTTTCCCTTTCTAAATAACCCTCTGGGTAGAAGTGTTTATCTTCTTTCATTTTTTAAATGATTAAATACTTTAACATTGAGACTATTGCGAGCCAGAAGAATATATTTAGGACAATTCTTGTGTATAGGTCTAGCATATCATTTTTTCAATTCTTTTTTAAGACCGTGTTCCCCAAACTTTACCCCACAGTGACAGATGTAATAATTATCGCACTTAGGATTGTCACAAAAGTGTTGAGTTCGACCACTTAATTGTATATTAACCTCTATAAGTTTTCCTCCGCAATCTTTTCTTTTACAAATTTTGTTTTTCATTTCTTACTCTGCTAATCTTAAATTCTCTCTAATATATCCATTGAGTATGCTCGGATCGGCCACCGGCATTGTACTAGTCTCAAAATATTCCCTTATGATCTGCTCAATCTCCTTTCGAGTCTCCTCTTTCACCCTATGCTTTATCTCTGCAATTGCTTTTTCAATGTTTGACATAACTTTAATTATTAACTTGCGCTCGTTCTCTGGCCTCTGTTGCGGCCTCGGCACTTTTAACACTTGCATACTCATCCCCATACTGTATCCATTCATCTGGTGATAACTCCGCAAGCCAGTTCTCGAAAGCGTCTGGCATAGCGTCGTCTGTTCCGGTGTAGTCCTTTGCGTGTTGTTCTTTTAAAAATTCTTCCATATTTTTAATTTAATCTTATTTAGTAAGGGAGTGATTAGTTAGATAAAAAATCACTAAAATCCTTTGCGACTTGTTCATAAACCATAGAGGGCGGTTCACTAAATTTTCCATTAGGATTTGCTTTTTTATAAGCATATTCAGCTATCCAACAACCTATTTCAAATTTAGATTTTGGCAAGGTGGTTATATTAGTTTCATCAATTACATCTTCTGGGCAACCAAGTAAAATGAACTTTGGTCTAGTATCTCCTAATAAACTCTCTGGTATTTTATCTCCAATATAGAGTATTCTATCTAGCAATGATTGTTCTATTGTCTTTTTTGGTTTTTCAATTTTGCTCATTTTATTTTCTGCAAGTTATATGATCTAGTGCTTTTAAAATACAATCCATCCTACTTAAACATCGAACAACATACTTGGTCCCATTGACACTGTATACGCCGGTATAAGCAAACTTATCCTTGAAAATTAACATTTTGTTGGTTTTGAGAACTACTATTTTGATTGTAATTCTCGTGTAATTTGTTAGTTTGTAAATTCGACTTTCTCTCCCATCTGGCCTTATTTGCTATATGGTGCATCATAAATTCCTTGCTCACCATTTTTCCGCAAACTGGGCAAACCGCTAAAATTTCACTTGACTTCATACCCTTAAATAATATTTGACTCGACTGGGGCATCGACCTTTATATTCCAGCGATCGCACATCTCCTTTTGCCATTTGGTGATAAAGAACCCTCGGCGATACTCTTGTGATTGCTCCTGCAATTTGTAACACTCTATCTGTTCCTCCTTATCTATTCCCTTGATAATTAATCCAAGGAAAAACCATAGGCCGAGCGCAATGACTAAAGCTAGAATTAATTTATTTAACATCTTTTTCTTCGGTTATAAATTTCTTGCAATTATTAATTTTATCGACCAATACCCAAAAATCCGGTGCCATACCTGTATCACGACAGGTATCAGTATTTTCTAACGCACTTAATGCACTTTGTATCGTTATAATTTCCCTTAAATTAAGACCAACGTGAGCTTCTATTTTTTCAATTTCTATTTTCATTTTTTTAATGAATTAGCTGATATACATACCATTATAAACTACTGCTGGCAGTATGCAAGTCAGATTGTGGATAACTCAAATTTAAATATTCACAAATCATTTCTATGCTTGGTATATATACCTTTTCTGGCACTCCATTTAAACCGCCCATAATTACATAAGGCCCCAACTCATCACTTTTTATGTCGTTTAGTGTCCGTCCGCCGTGATGATTTAGCCACCTTGCTATCAATTCCATTTGATCCATAATCTTTTAGTCTATTCCGAGGTGCCTCTCCTCGGATTTAGTAAATTTAGGCTGTCCCATTCTCGCTCTCCACACTTCTTCATTCAATTTTCTTTGTAGCGCCACTTCCAATTTTGTCGGTAAGAATTTCAAGAAGTCATTTTGGATCTTGGCCCTATGTCTTTTGACTGCGTCCTCTCTAGGCAAAGAAAATAAATCGTTTAAATAAACCCCAAACTCTCCGGATGATGTTGTCTTTATCTTTTCTGGATAGTATTTCTTCCAAATTTCGATTGTGAGCGTGATATCACTGTCTCTCGACTCTGGTATCGTTTTTAGTATTTCCTCGACCATAACGCTTAATTTACGCTTTGTAGCCATATGTTTATTCTTTTATGAAGTCTTCGCCTTGCTCTGCTAGAATTTTACCAATTCCATAAATCTGCTCCTTGGTAAAACCGACTGATCCACCAGATATTAAATGCCCTTGGCAAGTTTCTGGAGTACAGTTTTTGGCCGCATCTTGATCAATCATAAGCAAGACACATTCGACCCCTAGTAATTTTCTAACTGCCTGCAAATCTTCTGCCGTCACTTCCCTTTGTTTTTTAATAAAAGGGCTTAAAATAGGTTTATTTTCCATTTCCTTTTAGTTGTTTAACTCCGCTTGATAAACTCGCATTTGTATTTCTAATTGACTCAAACAAGTCTTGTAATGGCGGTATCCCAGCCTTGATCTTAGCCTCTCTCTCATCTCCCTCAAGGTATCTTATATCATCAAGAAACTTCCCCCTCCTTTGAACATCCTCGACGACAACCGACATCGTATTTGGATTTTGAACAAACGCTTGCTTAAGGAATATACTACTCCCATTCTTTGTAGCCTCGGCAATCTTAATTATTTCTTCTTCCTCAATTTTGACCTCGACGCCAGAAGTCAGAACTAACTTAAAACATTTTGGTATTCTCATAAAATTATATCTCTACCCTTATTAATTACTGGTCCTTTCGACTTAGACCACTCTTTTTTGTTTCTAAACCAAGTCCTCAATCTCTTATCCACCTCGAAAGTCTTTTGCAATTGCCATCGCTCATACTTTCCGGCCGGATCCTTTTCTTGCCAATAGTCCCCAAAAGCCACTATTTCGTCCCAAAAGGCTTTTTTCCTAACTATGCTATCTATGCCATATTCGGACGAAACGCTTTGTAAGAACTCCCCCATCTTCTTGGACTCCTCACTACTTACCTTGGTGATAAAATCTGTAATTCCCTTGAAAAAGAAAACGGCTTTGTCCTTTGGCCTATCTTCTTTATTATCATTATTATCATTATTGTTTGTGTCCGCTTGTTGTCTTTTTGTTGTTCGCTTGCTGTCCGCTTTGTTGTCCGAATTTTGATACTTTTCCCAATTTAGTATTGTAATTAGACGGTATTTTGTTGTCTTTTGTTGTCCGATTTGGTGTTCGATTTCTAGGTATTTTAACACCCTCTCGACTAAACTTGGTGAGACTCCACATTTCTTGGCCAATTCATCTCTACCAGTAAGCAATTGCCCTCTTTTTACTGTAATCTTTCTGTCGTTCCAAATGAAGTCATTATCGTTGTGGTTAGCCATTAAAAGTAAATGGACCCACACGGAAAACCAAGCTGGACGTGAGCTTATTGCATTTTCTAATATCCGCCTATGTAAGCTGATCCATCCAGAGTTTTCCATAGTCTATAGTGGATTATATGCTTGAAGTCTGTCGATACCCCAATCTCCACTAAAGAGACAGTCCCCTTTACCTAATAATTTTTCTGCTCCATCCTCGTCGATCATAACCCGTGAGTCTACACCCTTGGACATTCTAAACACGACTTTTACCGGAAAGTTTGTTTTGACGTCCCCATCAATTACCTTGGTGC